TGAAGGTGAGATAGCTGGTATACCCATCTCATATAGGCACATAACATCTTTCATACTTTTGGTTATAACAAGTATATCTCCTGTTTTAGGTAATTGTTTATAACCCTGAATGTCTAATTCAGTTAAGTTGTTACGCCATTTTGTATATTTATCTGCATATGGTTTATATATCTTAAAATGATTATATACCTTATATGCGTACATAGGATTTTCTTCTTTGTAAACGCTTTTTACTATGCCGTTACATAGGTAGTACTTTATACTACTTACTCCAAACCTCTTTAATGTTTCTACCTGTATATTAAACTGCTTCCAGTAATTGATGTCAGTATCGGTAAATTCCTGACGTACTACACCAATTACTGTTTCAGTTGACGGTATATATTGCTTAGAGCTATCGAGATGCGTACTACTAGTAATTTTAAGTTTGTTAACTATATCCTTTAGAATATCTGAATAATTAGTTAAACCTGTTATTAAGGATACGAATTTGATAACATTACCACATTCTCCTGTACCATGATCTTTAAACAACAATTGTTTAGTCTTTCTACTATAGAAACACCCAAACGATGGTGTTTTATCTTTTCTCAATGGAGAATTATAGATCATGCCAACTTTAAAATTGCCAATATACGCTGCATATATATCATACTCACTTACTCTAGATAATATATAATCTAAAGTAATAGTAACTTCTTCTTTTATTTTGTTAGTATCAAAAACCATATGATATATTGTTAGTGGCAGTGTAGAGATTTGAACTCTACAGTAAAGGAAAGCTGTATCTTACTTTCTTTACACCATGCTCCTGATACTCCGGAACTGCCATTAAAACGTAGGTTGTGTACTATTTCGTAATCACTCATTTTTCATAGTGCGGTACACTAACCTACGTGTTCGTCGTATTATGCCCGACGTGGCGGCTTTATATAAATCCTAACAGATTAGAA